TCTCTAACCTCTGAAGAGAGGAAAGATTTGTTCATCAAATTGAACAACAATGAGGACTTGACTACTGAGGAGTTCCGTAACTGCAATACTTCGATCTATTGTCGTGCTATTCGTGACTTGAATGACGTACTCAAGGAAGAGTTCCTTGCTGCAGACTTCATCACAAAGTCTAATTCTATCAGATACAAATTCTGTGCCTACCTCGCAGCATGGTCTAACTACTATACATGGTATGGTCAGATTGACCCTTATGCAACATCTACTCTTGATGCTGACTACGTTGTTGGAAGTACCAATAACACAAAGGTAACAAAGAACTATGATAATTTTGTCAAGTTCCTTAATAACATTTTCCTTCCTTTCATGAGGGAAACTGTTCAAAAGAGGAAGAACCTTGCTGCAACTGGTGGTAGAAACATCTTACATGATTTCTATTGGTTGTTTGTTGAGATTGAGAGACTCAATGGTTCAGTTGCTAAGAGTAACTACAAGAGACTATTTGATGTCTACATGGCGTGGTATGACGAGAAGTGTCAGGACAAAACACCTAAGTACAATACAGGTCAAGATCGTGAGACATGGGTTAAGTTCTATGATCTCTATGGTGCAAACACTTGGTACAAGGCAAAGCACAGAGTTGAGCACATTCGTGAGGATTTAATTCCTATGTTAGTTGAAGCAGGTATTGCAGTAGTCAAAGATGAAGTAAGACTTGCAGATCCACGTTGGAGAATCCCTCTATGGGAAGGACAGAACAGAGTTTGTCCTCTATCTGGTCGCCCCATTAGTCGTGAGGAAGCAAAAGACCCAGATATCACAAGTCTAGATCATATCACTCCACACTCACTAGGAGGCAAAACTACAATGGAGAACATTCAAGTAGTATTCAAAGATCAGAACCTTGCAAAAAGCGATAGTGTATGAGCATAGAAGTTTACGATAACTTCCTACCTACTGAGGTTTTTAACCCTATCAAAGAGTATATCTTTGGTGGGGTTATGCCTTGGTACTATTCTCCTACCTCTGTGATGGAAGGCGATGGTTGCCCACAATTTACTCATGCCTGTTACATAGACTCTGAACCAATATCAGATCTTTATGGTATAATTAAACCAATATTTGCTACAATTAATCCATTTGCATTGCATAGGATTAAGTTCAATGCCACACCTAGAACGACAAACATAAAAGAGAAACCATTACACGTTGATGTATCAGGTCCCCAAGATAGTCAAGGCAACTTTACTGACATACCAGACTATCATATTTGTGTGATATACTTCAATGACAATGATGGATATACATACTTTGAGGACGGACAGAAAGTGGTATCAAAAGAGAATAGGGCAGTTATATTCTCAGGTGATTTGCTTCACGCAGGTACGTCATGTACTGATGCTGACCTGAGAGTTGTTCTCAACATAGACTATTGTAAATGGAATTGATATGGATTTATTTCCCACACTATTGGAAGAATATGATCTAACAGAGGCGCCTGGTTTAGATTATTTTAAAAAACATATAAAAGAACAAGGTAAAACACATGGACATTCTTTAGCAGTGAATGGTGTCAGTTCTCATGGTGGTTGGGATCCGTTACAAGATGAGGGTTGTTATGATATATTAAATGTTTTTCATGAGTGTTTGAATGATTATAATGCTAAAATAGGAAACTACCCTGCAATTATTAGTGGAGCATGGTATAATATGCTGCCCAAAGGTGGATACACAGATAAACATCGCCATGAGTCTAGTGTTGTAAGTGGTGCTTTCTATCTTGAGTTACCAGAGGGAGATTTTGGACAGTTTTTCGTGGTATCGCCACTCAAACCATATATGATGTGTATTCATAACATACAACCTACACGTTATGGTGTATATGAAATGGATATACCAATTAAAGAAAATCATCTATACCTATTTCCTTCTTGGTTAGAACATGGAAGCAGAGTTAATAATACAGATCAGGAACGAATTACTGTAAGTTTCAACACTTCGCCTGCTCCTAGAGATATGTTGCCTGAATCATTTTTAAAGGAAGTTTGGGGAGAAAACCACCCAAATAGTGTAGGTGAAAGTTGATGAGAGTGGTTGATATACTACCTTTACAGTTAGGAGCAGTATTATACCCTGAGCATGAGAAACTAAAGTCATTAATTACTGATGAGATCAATAGTCATGGTAATGACTATGAACATAAAAAGGTTGACGCACCCGCAAAAAGATTAGAACACCTTGATTACTACTCGCCTCTATCTCAAGATAAGTACAAGGAGTTTAGGGAGTGGATAGAACTACAGGCAGAAATATACGCAAAAGATATACTTAACTATGATACATCTGATTTTGTATTGACAGATAGTTGGTTAAATGTGTGTGATGAAGGTGGTCGTCAGAGTCCGCATTTTCATATAAATGCCGTTATATGTGCCTTATATTATATCAACTTTGATGATGAAGTCCACGCTCCAACATATTTTTACAGACCAAACAATAGTCAGAAAAATCCTGACTACTTTGCATATATGTTGACAAATTACGAGAAAACAAAGTATAATTATGTTAATGAAGTGGTAGGATTAGAGGGTTCGTTGTTACTGTGGCCTGCTAATACTTGCCATGGTTATGCAACTAATTACAGTAACAATAGAATTACAGTATCAAGTAATTTGATGCCTAGATATGTGAATGAGGTGAGAATTGAACCTCTGACCAAACAAGAGAGACACAATGCCATGACTAACCAAAGGTCAGGCGAACTATGGGATTATCCTAATTTATAACATGGAAGTAGTAAACATTCTGCCAACGCCAGTTCTTATCGTGGAGTGCCCATTCCATGATAAGGTAAAGCAAAATATGTTAGATGACATTGAAGAACAGAAAAGCAATCAGTTATCTTACAATGCAAACTCAAAGGCGTTAAAGCACCTTGGACATTACTCTGTGCTCCATGAGGATATGAAGTATGGTAGATTTAAAAATTGGTGTGAACAACAAGGAGAATATTATGCAAAGGAAGTTCTAGGTCATTATATACAGGAGACAGTAGCAGTTACAGATAGTTGGTATAACATAAGCGACAAGGGTGGATACCAACATCCACACTTTCATAGCAATTCTTACCTAAGTTGCATATATTATGTGAACTTTGATGTTACAAAAGATCATGTAAATACACACTTCACAAGAGAAGAAAATTTATACTATCCTGTAATGCCTAGTCTAACATTGATGCGGAAGAAGTTTACAGACCACAATCAGGATAATCAAGTACAGGTGAAAGAGGGCGAACTGATGATTTTCCCTGCTCAAGTCATACATGGTTATCAACATAATAATGGAGACAACAGAGTCACATTATCAATGAACATGATGCCCACCATTGTCACTAATGGAGACTACGGTTGGCGAGTGGTACAACTAACACCACAAGAGAGAAGGAAAGCATTTACAGAAGAGTGCAACCCTCAGTACAATGAGAACCAAGAACTTGACAAGGACAGGTAGATGACCTATAATGATAATGGGAAACAAAACTGGCATCCATTGGGTTAGGTGCAAGTCCTAAACGTAAAAAGAAGTCAATGAGTTTAAGTCCACGTTTTTGTTTCTCGCACCCAACTATATTATTGCCATGAAAACCAGACCCAAAACTGTTCACTATCATTTGAGGAATAGTGAGTATGGTACAGGCACAGATATTAATTTGAATCGAATTGACAATTCTTTCAGTGCCTTGTTTAAGATGGGTATTGGTGCTCTCATAGGTTACTATCTACACAGACTTGGTAAGAGTGGACAGTTGAAGTAGTGGCACATAGGTGGTTGTATTACCACCATAAAGCAGTAATATATGAATGTGGAGGGAAAGGTTTTGTGTTTGTTACCTTTCCCCCCTTTTCTCTTTAACAAACAACAATACAAACAAAGATTATGTCAACACTAGAACAATCACTCACAAAAGTAGAAGTACTTCAATGGACAGAGACACTTTGCCGTGCTCTCGAACAACAGTATAAGAACTACGCAGTTCGCTCTTGCATCAAGAATAATTCAGAGGAAAATAATCCATACCTACAGGATAGGATTAACAAAATTGAGAATGATGAAGAGTGCATGAGGTTTACTATAACATCAGGCAAAAGGTATCATAAGATCATTCAGAATGACTACCACCAAGGCAAATATGATAGTGCAGGGGTTCATGCTTTTGTTGACAAAATGACAGGAGAGGTTTACAAACCTGCTTCATGGAAAGCACCTGCTAAACACGTTAGATTTGATATGAGAGACATCAATCAACGTCAGTGGATGCTATCAAACTGTGACTGGGCAGGTGGTTATCTGTACATCAGGTAATACGCACACCTATCTAAATAATCAAAGAGTAACATAAATTATGGGATACGATTCACTAACATCAGACACAGAAGCACTTACTAAAACTAAGTTGCAACAAGTAGATAGACTAAAGAAACAATTACAAGCATCAATGCGAACCATTGGTAATCTTGATGAGAGATTGACTACATTGGAGTCATTGGTTAATGCTGCCTTGTATAAACAACAAGATGATATTAAGACTCTTATTGCAGAGGTCAATGCCCTCAAGGGTAAGGTAGAACTAGAGAAGGCATCTAGTAAGTTTGATATGGAATCAATGCCTGCTCAGGCACCAGGCACACCACCAGTTGGATAACTGGCACACAGGTGGTTGCAGGGGACTCTGATCCCATTATAATAAGAGAGTAAACACAAGAGACCCCATGCAACTCACATCAGGTTCAATGTCAGTAGAGTTCCGCCCTCACAACATTTTGACTGAGAAATTCGTTTATACTCTCAAACTGAAGAACAATCAAGGCGAAGTTAATGCTATGTCAATGCGACTGATGAGCAAGAGAGAAATGACTGAGACAATCAATTCACGTCTCGATCTTGGTTATCAGGTGACAGATTTCCTGACTGAACCACAACAATACTCGCCTGCAAGTTGCTGAGTTTGATGTGTTTATTATTTTTTGTAAATTTTGATTATTAAGACAATGACCCCACAAGAGTTTGAAGAAAATGCCCAAATGTTCTCGGGCGATCCCGAATGGACACTTGGAACCGAAGAGTTTGAACGACTTGAGGCAGATGATTGGTTGATGGACATCAATGGAGTCAAAGAGGAGTTCGATCCTGAGACTCAAAAACTATTGGCACAGTTCTGAAACTGTCACAAGACCCCATGCAGGGGTCTTTTTTTATCCTATAATATGAGTATTGAGACAACTGACTATGCAACTTCGTGACCATCAAACAGACATAATTGATACCATGCAACACAAGTGGGGGCAGGTTCTTGTACCCACAGGTGGCGGTAAAACAATATGTATGATTATGGACGCTAAGTGGCGATTCAGTATGCCTATTCCGCAGACTATTATTGTTGTTGCTCCTAGAATCTTACTTGCACAACAGTTGTGTGAGGAGTTCTTAGAGCACATTGATAATGTCGAGGTGCTTCATGTTCATAGTGGAGAGACTAACTATAAGACTACTACTAACCCAGAAGAGATTCAAGAGTGGCATCATAACAGTACAAGGAACCAGTTGATCTTTACAACATATCACTCACTTCACAAAGTCAGAGAAGATGTTGAAGCAGACACAGTATATTATGATGAGGCACACAATTCAGTTCAAAGGAACTTCTTTGAGAGTGTCAAGAATCGCTCTAAGATTACCAGACGTAAGTTTTACTTCACTGCCACACCTAAACATCATACATCACAAGAGAGAGGTATGAACAATGTCAAGGTGTATGGTAATGTTATTGCAGAAGTCGCTGCTCCAGAGTTGATTGAAAAGGGTTACATTGTACCGCCTCAAGTCAAGTCAGTCAAGTATCCTATCGGGTTCTATGAATCAGTCGAGCAGATTGACAGGTGTATGATTCTTGATGCTCTTGAAAATGAAGATCACATGGACAAAGTATTGGTCACTGCTAAGTCTAGTAAGAACATTCACAAGTTGATTACTCAAACTGATTTCATGGCAGTATGTCACTCTATGAAATACAATGTAATGTGGATTACATCAAAGTATGGTGCTATCATCAATGGTAAGAAGGTCACTCGCAAGACATTCTTCAATTTGATGAACAAGTGGGGTGCTGACCCTGACAAGAAGTTTGTCATGTTTCATCATTCTATTCTCTCAGAGGGTATGAATGTGAGCGGATTGACTGCTTGTATTCTATTGAGGAATCTTGATCTAATCACCATGGCACAGACTATTGGTCGAGTCATTCGACTACATAAGGAAGATGCACTTAAGATTAGTACAGGTGCTCTCAAACCTAACATCAATGGAAATGGTTATGTAAAACCATTTGGCAAGATGTTTGTACCAGTTTACAGCAATGTGGGTATTGGTACAGAACGTCGCCTTCAATCAGTTGTTGACACTATCTTTACTAGAGGAGAGTCACAGGTATCAAGAGCGACAAGGTAGTTGCAAATAACTTAACATTATAGTATAATTAAACTACATGGTAATTAAACCAATGGCACAAATTGACAAGATCAGAGCACAATGCCTTTCAGTCATGGAAGAGCAATTCGCCACACAGATGAGTAGTTTGGTGGATAAAGTTCGACTTGAGGACGCTGAGGCATTAGTACAGGAAATGATGATCGAGGCAGATGATTTTGATGATACCGACTTATTCCTTGATGATATCACAGATTGGACTGATTCGGACATCGCAAACATTACATTTCAGGACATAAATGATGTTGAGGTGGACAGAGATTAGTAAAGAATCGAGACAGACTAAAAAGGATCTGATGAGATTGGTGTATCCTGATCACTTGAAATTTCTAAAGAAACTTAAAGCAGAGTTGAAGAGAGACAAGGGTATAAAACCAAGGCGCAAATCAAGAAAGAACTATAAGCACAAATGAACTTCTAGGATGACACTTAGTCTTTTTTCCATAACGAGAGTGGGATGGATGACCAAACACACCTGACGGACAGAATTATGGAAAAAACAGGTCTTTGGTCTAGTGGTGGCAAGGGTTCTCAAGACAGAAAATGAAATCACAAGAAATGAACGGTCAATCTCTAAATCTATTTGGGTTCCCTATCACTAAGTTTGTGGTAGATGATTGGAGTGACAAGAAATCTAAACTCTTAAATCTAATGGATTTTACTGGTGATGATCTTCAAGAGTTTGATTACTTTAAACAAGATTATGAGTGCCAGACTGATTACTATAAGTATCAGACTTCAGCACCATATCTTATGGAGTTTTATGAGATATTGGAAACTGATTTAGATAGGTTAGTTAATGAATACACACAGATATTGAATGATAGATATAGAGGAGATTGCCCTTTCAAAGGTATTGAGGATTGGCAACTATGGTCACAGAGATATGACAGAGGACAATATCATGGTGCCCACAATCATGGTTTAATGAATATATCATGTGTATTATATGTTGAATTTGATGCAGAAGAGCACTTTCCCACTACATTTTATAGTCCTAATCCTAACCCTTTTTATGGTACAATAGATAAGGTTGCGCCTTCAGTAAATGAAGGTGAGATTCTAACTTTCCCCTCTGTATTGTTACATGAATCGCCAGTATCTAAATCAGATAAACAGAGGACAATCATGTCATTTAACATACCTATGAGGTAAGATGTATAAGATCGATGTAACACTAACTGACAAGCAATTCAACTTGTTAAGTGAAGCATTATTTTTCTATTCTGAAGAGAAAGATGATGATAACCTATCTAATTCTATTGAAGAGTTAGAAGACCTAATTGATATTTCAACTACTAAGGTAAAGCGAAATAGACAATTTCTCAACCCCGAATGTGACATATAATAAACTGGCACACTACTGGTTGTAATCCTATCCCAATGGATTATTATATAAATGTGGGAGGCAAGAGTGAGCGACCCCAGTGGAAAATGCTCTTTAAGTCGAATCTCTCCCACAATCTTTTAACTGATAAATTGTGACCGCACTTCCAGACGATTTTATTCACCAACCACCTAAAGGATACCGCTATGAGTCGATACAATTTAAAACTAATGTGGATGCTATCTGGACTGTATCTGACTATAGGTTTCTCTATAATGATGGTGATGAATCTCGTTGTATCTGGGGATTCGTCAAGCATAAGAGAACAAAGAGAAGCAGTACGCACGCTTACTACGCCCCCATCAACTCAAATAGAATAGGTAAGGAAGTATCAATAGAGGACACTTCGCCCTATACTGCAATGAAACTTAACTTGACCCCACTAGAACAATTCTTTGTATGACAGTCTACAAACTGGTACAGAGAGGGTTGTTTTCCTGTTGGCATGGTGTATAATGGTAGTATGAAGAACAAACACCTAGAACACCCAGAGGACAGCATCCTGACCCTTGGTAAGGAGGGTGCTGTTGATGTGATCAAGTTTCTGAAGAGCAAGAGAAATCAAATATCAGTCAAATATGATGGTGCCCCCGCTGTCGTCTATGGAGTCAACCCTGAGAATGGTAGATTCTTTGTTGGTACTAAATCAGTATTCAATAAGAAAAAGATCAAGATAAACTATACTCATGATGACATTGAAACTAATCATGGGAACATCCCAAACGTAGCAAGTATTCTACACACTTGTCTTGAGACCCTGCCCACAGAGCATGGGGTATATCAGTGCGACTTCATTGGTTATGGTGGTAATGATACTTACAAACCTAACACAATCACCTACAAATTTGATAAAGTAATCAAACAATCAGTGGTTGTAGCGACTCATACTGAATATGTTGGTGCAACTATTCAAGAATTAGATGCAGTATTCCATTATAGGACTAATAACTATGGGAATCTCGACTGTACCAACTTGAGACACTATCAAGTTGATACTCATGCTAGTATGGGCGCCCGATCAAACCGCTTAAATGCAAAGATCGAATTTTTGCTCATTCTTATTCGCACGTTGGTACGATTCACCGAGTTCCCCACGCTCAAGGAAGGGAAAACACTAAAGGTAATCGTCAACAGTTATGTGAGGGAAGGCAAGAAACTTAACCCAGATCAACTTGCAAGTGATACAGGATATTCAAAAAACCTATTCCACTTGTACAATATGATTATCGAAGTTAAAGAACTATTGATGCAAGGCATCACTACGTCACAAGATGTAGAGTGTCTTATTGATGGTCAACCCTATGAACATGAGGGTTATGTGATGACTAACAAATATGGTACATACAAACTTGTCAAACGTCAACGCTTCAGTTATGCAAACTTTAACATGAAAAAGACATGGGGCGTACCAGATGAAGTGATTACCAACTCTTAATCACTTCATCGGGTGTGCCAGTTGAATAAATGTCACATGAGTGGTTGCAATCCTATTTTATTATACTATAATATAAACATATAAGGTAATTCAATGCCAGATCCCAAACTTGAAATCCCGACCTACGTTATTGATGCAATAATTATGTCACTCAATGAATCAATTGAGGTATGTTATGGTGCTTCGGAACAGAGTGCCGCTGACTACAAGAAGGATTATCCCTATGCAGTTGGTTACTCTAAGACAACTATGGAATCGGTTGTTGACTCACTATTACGTCTAAAACTTGAGCATACTATTGACCTATGAAAACATTAAACCTAACAGATACCGAGTTCAATAGACTCTTTGAGATATTTGAACCGACTTATTTCTCACTCAAAGAGAGAGTAGAAACAAAGCATGACCCTGATCTCTCAAATGATATTAGAGATTATATTTCATATGACATATACCACAAAATGATAGCAGTTGATGGAGGTACAAAATGAGGACATATGTAAAAACTTACGAGAGTGAGAAGTATGGTCATCACTTCATGATAGACACAGATATGCACTTTTTTAGTGCTCCTAGTTTCAAGAAGGGCGGATATGATGAGACACAAGTTGACTACGTTGGTTCATGGACTGATCTCGAAGGAGTAGTATTGCAAGAGTTGTTTGACATATATCAACAACTTGTTTATGAATATTATAGAGAAGAAAATGATGTTTTGATTGGAAACCGAGCACACCATTTGGTAAATGCAAATTCATCATACAATGATGGATGGACAAGAAAGTTTCATCAAGAAGAACTAGACAAAATTGATAGTGCAATTGTCTCTCAATTAGAGAGCGAATCAGATGACCCTATGGGAATTGGAAAATGACCACACAAACAAAAAGGAGGACTAAATGACTCTATCTAAAGAGACATTAAACAAACTTGCTGATGCTTTGGTATTGGAAGTTATTGAACACATTTATCAGAACCCAAGGAAACATAACGTTTTATATGAGTTAGTTAGTGATGCAATTTGTGAGAAGTTAGGTAACAAGAATGATGACGGAACTTGCTCTTTTGATGGTAGTTATCTAGTGCCCGCTGTCGTTGATAGGTTACAACTGATGATCGTACCACAGGTGATGCCTTCAGACCCAGCAGACCTGTGACACTTAGATTAGTGGCACACAGGTGGTTGATTTCCATTCCCACCACACTATAATAAGTACATAACAAACAAACAACACACTATGTCAACAAATTCAAGAATCGGACTTCGCCTTGCTGATGGTTCAATCCTTTCAGTATATCATCACTGGGATGGTTATCCACAGTGGTTGGGAGTTACTCTCAACAAGCACTATGATACTAGAGACCAATTCGCTGAACTTATTGATGGTGGTAACATGAGTTGTTGCTATACTAACTCAGGTTGGGATCTTAAGGAACCCGAAGAGTTAGAAGGTAGAGAGTACAAACCTTGCTATTATACAGAGCGAGGTGAGTCTATGGATGATAATGCTCCTAAACTTCACAAAACTATCTCTCACTTCTTTGAGGATACTGACAAGTGTTGTGGAGAGTATGCTTACGTCAAGGAACTTGACGGAACTCTAGAGTGTTATGGTCTCAGTTTTTGGAACAAAGAGACTAAAGATTTCAACGATACATTCAAACCTATCAAAGAAACTATCCCTGCTGATTATCCAAAAGAATTATACGAGGTAGCATGATGAATGACCCAAATCTAACCGCAGCAGAGTGTGACGCTCTGCTTCAACTTATCTTAGGTACGCCTTGTAGGGTTACTGACAAGTTGAGCGATGATTTTGACGTTAATTTTAGGAAAATTCGTCATAAACTAGGACACTTAGCGGATATTCAAGATGGAATCCCACAAATGGTTGTACCTA